CTAGGATCTTTGAAATCAACAAAAATCATATCTCCAAAAACTGTTGGATTTCCTGTAGCAGTTCTTAAACTCAAAGAAAACGGAGCCAAGAAATCATTAGGAATCCTTAAATATTGGTAATCTGGAGTGACCGTTGCAGTGGCGTTTTTACGGAATAGACTAAGCTGAATGCTTTTTAAAATACGTTCTTCAGACAACCTTATAAACAAAGGTATGTTTGTTACAAACCCAGTTTCTGAATACTCTGTATAGTCTTCAATAGCCTGCTTAAGCTGTGCGTATGTAAAACTCATGTTGTTACCACCGTGACTATCCCAACGGAACCTTGGGCGACTAAGTTATTCGGCGTCAATCCACTATCCCCAGCCATTCCGACTGGGTTCCAACCCCATTGTATATTATTTTTTTGAGCTACGTTTTGTGGTGGCCTTGGATTTCTTAAAGCTTGGGGGTCAGGAGTAGCGCGAATAGGGTTCAGTTGAGGCTGTTTCTCTTCCCACTCGTCTTTGCCCACAAGAAGGCCATTCCACTCAAGGCGCATGTCTTTTAAACGGTATTTAAAACCGGATCGGTCAGAAATACCATAAGCGTTTTTCCCTGTTGCGAATTTAGACAATTCTATAATTCCTCAAACTGGGAGATATTTGGAATGAAGCACGATCCCTGTCTTCATCTATAGCGCGTCTCATCTCTTCTTCATAAACAGCTTTAAGCATCTGAACGCGCTCTGGCGCACGTTTTAAAGAAATATAGTAAGCTAGACCAGCGGCCAAGCACGGATAGAAACGAAACGGAACGTCCATTGTGTTTGTCATGGTGTCAGCATCATCTATGCGGGTAAGACAATTGTAGACCAAAACGTCAGTGCTGTTATCTGGGACAGGCCAAACCTGTAAATCTGGTGTAATTTGCCTATTTAGGAAAAACTGAGTTACACGGCCCGTAGACTCTTTTGTAGGAATGGAAAGGTATTGGTCACGGCTAACCCTGTCTATTGTGTAGTCTGTGGCCCCACGGCGCACCACTACAGCCAAAACGTCTATTACATTCTGGAGTAACGGGTAGATTCTCTGGCCCTCTACAACGGTCAGCGTTCTTTCTTTAATAGTCCACTGATTTAGACCCCTATTGGCCCAGTCTGCGAACATTATGTTCAAAGACCGTTTCGCTGTCTTTAGGTCATAACCAGTCCTAGCCTCTAAGCCACACCGCTCGAATGCTTCTTCAACGTATTCTGCTACGTCAAGCTCAAAGTCTGTGGACCCAGATACAGTCATGAATTAAGCCTTCCTTGCCTTGCGAGTGGCTGGTTTCTTTCTTTTTACAGGAACACAGCGGTCTTTTCCAGCTTTTGTTCCTGCAAACCGATAACCCTTCCAGCAAGCCTTGCCGTCAGCGCCTTTTTTCTTACCTGATTTAGTAACTTGCTGTGCCATTTGAGAGCGTCCTATAGCCATTATTTGGCCCCAAAATTCATCAAAATACCCATTAAAACCTCGCTATTTACAAGGCCAGCGAACACCAAAGCGCCCACAATCATCCATTTTCCTTGGAAAACAGCTATTTTTACTTCTTTTACAGAAGACTGAAGCTTATCAACGCTGTCGATAAGGTGTTTCTGATTAGTCTTCCACTCAATAAACTCTATTTCAAGCTCGTGGACTGTTTTTCCCGCCATTAACAATTCCAAGCCTTTCTTGACCAATAATTAGCACTAAACTTGTCAGTTGTGCCAGTTATGCCGCCAGAACGAGCGCAATAGCTCTTTTTCCTTGCTGGAATGCCCTTTTTGATGGTCATTTTAGGGTCTCCAAACCGAACAAGCTTGGTTTTATCACCCTTTTTGGCGAGAACGGCGAACTTTTTCTTGGCTCCGGGGGTTCTTTTAGGCTTATTATAGCCTGAAAACTTCTCTCCGTTTTTTTCAACAGACATTAATCACCTATTGGTATGACGGGAAACAAGTGATTTATTGTTTCCCGCCATTTTGCGTTTAAGACAAAAAGATCGTCAACTCATTGCTTGCACCTGTAAATGCCGAAATGAAAACCCCGCTTGAAAAGATCATACCGTCATCAGGTATGTACAACTCATTCATTCCAACCGGGAACTTTTGGACTACAATAGTAGAACCTCCATTTCCGTTAGTAAGCGTAAAAGAGCCTGCGGTTTCAGCGTAGATGTTTACAGTTCGTAGACGAGATCTGCTCGGCCCTATAAGAGCCGGAGCAGCGCCTTGACTAACATTATATGCGGTTACTGGACCTGCCATCTAACTACTCCTTACGAGCCACTGCCATCTGTTCCGAATGTCAGATCATACACATGATAGAAAATACGCAACTCAATATTACCGCCCGTTGCGGCTGAAGCACCAACCCCGCCTGTTATTCTCACAGGGTGAGTGGTACTCATAACATAGCCCATAACATTGCCAGAAGTTGCATCTGTAAACGAGATTTCAAAATTGCCTACATCGGCGTCAGCATTGTCAAGGATGCCGTCTGAATCGACAAGAGCGGTACCCGAAGTAACCTCAACAAAACCCAAATCAAATGTAGGGTTTGTACCGCCTGTAGCGGACGCAATACCTTCAACTCGCGTGATGATAGCGTTGACAGGTAGGATAAGAGGCAATGAACCGGGACCAGTAGCAAGTACGCCGCGCCGAATATTTGTTGTAGCCGCCACAGTAGGGTCTGGAATATACCCTTGAGCAACAAGCCTAACCGCGCCAGCGACTTGTGGATTAGTATTTTTTTGAGCCTGTCCTACGCGAACTGGACCTGAAAAAGTTGTAGTACCCATGATTTTCTCCTGTCTGGGTTAAGTCAGTCGCACCATGCGACTGTCAGGGATGCCCTAACGATACAACAGGATTAATAAAAAAGAAAGGGGCAACCGAAGCTGCCCCAATCCCTAACAAAGTTCGGAAGGCTATGCGCCAGCCGAACCAAATACAGCGCGTGGGTCAGAATAGCCGAAGCTATAACGCTCACGAGCTTTAAAGCGCATGTTACCTGTGTCGAAATCAGCTTCCATGTTTGTACGCATTGGTGAGCGTTCAAAATGTTTGAAGCCATTTGGAACATCAGTTTTAACGAACCAAGCGTCTGGGTCTGTCAAGAAGTGGTTAACGGTGTAACCCTCTGGAAGCATACCCATGTTCTTCATTGCGTTAATATCATTGTCCGCAGTGCCTACGCGTAGAGTTGATGCCAACAAACGATCTGCAACGAATTGCAGTTGTGGTGGCAAAATTAGACGCATACCACGAAGGGCAATGATCATGTTGCGTTCATCAACGAATGTTGAGATATCAATAAGTGAGTTCTCAAGTGAAGTTTCGTTGAGGTCAGCAGGGGTCTGAGGTTCGTTGCGGAAAGTACCGCCACCAGATAGAGGGTGAGCGAGTGAGCAAAGCTCAACGCCGTCACCACCAGTAAAGTTTGCATCAAACGCGTTATTCAGCGTTGCAGCAGCTTTTACTTGCTTGGTGTGAGCCATAGAGCGAGCCAAAGCACGAGTATAACGAGCGCCGAGGCGATCATACAAGTTATCTTCAACAGCTTCTTCGGTAAGCGCGAATGCAAGTGCTACTGTTTCGTGTGAGTAACGAGCAGTATATGCTTCATTTGCGTTATCGAATTCTACGCCAGAACCCTCTGATTTTGTTGGAGCATTTCCAAAACCGACGAGCATAACTTCTTCTTCGAATGCACGATCCGATGATTCAGTTTCGTAGATTGCAGCGTGCTCGTTTTCGTAGCGGTCATATTCCATGCCGAACAAAGCGTTGAGGCCCGGTTCTAGCTCTTTGACCAGTTGTGAACGTGAAATAGCCATAACTTAGTCTCCTTTACGCCAGACCCGCAGTGCCAGCACTGAACAGGTGATTATTGATTTTTACGATCACGTTAGTGTTCGCGGTGGAGACATCGCTATTCTCAGGATCTTGAGAAATGTCGATAGCTTTAAGTGGTAGAGTCGCAGTAGTTGCACCTGTGCTAACAGCAATCTCAGTACGAGAATTGCCACTTACAGTGCTTCCTGCTGTTGCATCAACAATATCAAAATTGCCAAACAAATCGGCTACAGGGAATGCAGCGTTAGCTTGGATTAAGAAAGTCGCTTCTGGGTTATCAATTACTTGACAGAAGATTTCAGTACCAGTTGCGTCAGCAGGCCAGTAGTTTGAGTAAATGATATTGCCATTTGGATCTACATATTGACAGCCGTTAAATACACCCAAAATCAGAGCAGTACCACCAGCAGGCGCACGAGCAATTGTTCCATTTGTGGCGACTGTAACTATGTCACCTTGGAAAATGCTTGTGTCATATGCGGAGGCAATACGATACCGATTTTGCCGCTGCGAGCTAGTGCTCGTGCGGACAGGGCGAAGGCCGAAAGGGGCGTCTTGATTCGCCATTTTACTTATCCTTCAGATTTGTTCCGTGACCCGAAACTCACGGATGATTTGCGTTGCGCTGCCAGTTTGGGCATCGCAGGATTATTGTCTCTCATCCAGTCACGATCAACGGCTTCCATTTGATTAGTGGTAACGCCTTGATAGTGGTTCTGTCTTTGTTTAGCCAATTCGTTGGGGATACGCGCTAGTACCAAACCGCCAACACCAATGATGCCTGCGTTGCGTCCCTCATCTACTACTGGTCCAAAATAATCTGGATATTCTTCCGCCGCAACGAGTTCATATCCTTCTTGCCGCCGTTTATGGACGTTTGTTTTGTCGTCAAATTCCATCACAGATTCACGAATCCAGCGATGTTTGTATCCAAGTGGAGGCTCTGGAGCATCTAATGCTGAACCCGGACGCCATTCTTTGCGCTCTTCAAGCTCCCGCGATTTTGACTCGCGTGACATACGATCAGACATATTATTTACTCCGATTTGCAATTTTGGCAACTTCAGCGGC